GCAATGTGTGCAACCCAATTAATTACTATGTTCATTTTTCATCCATCCATTCTGGCTCTGCCTTGTGCGGACCATGCGGTGATAGGTGAACCCAAGCATCGTCATCGCCAATGTTTTCCCAATCGGTACCATCTCGTGAGTACTTAACAATCTTTAAACCACAGTGTCTGCAATCAGTCATAGTTTACCTTTCCAAAAGGCCAAAACAACAAATACAGCAAGGCCAAAAATTAACAGTGAGTTAATGACCACGTACATTAGTCAATTTCTCCGCACGTTGCACAACGAATGCTAAGGTCTGACCTCCAGCGTTTACAAGTTGGGCACATACCAGGAACAAAACTAAAAGGGTCTTCTTTAAAAACAAGAATAATGTCATCTGGATTTTGAACAAGAACAGTTTGTTTGTCGGGCCATTCAACTATGGGCCAACCGCGGGCGTTGAAACCCACAATCTTGCCTACGTATTTTTCCCAGGTGACACTATCACCTACTTCAAATTTTTTCTTCATTTTCCGACCTGTCAATTGCGTGCTGTAAAGCATAACACAAAAACTGGGTAGGGCGCATTCCTTTTTCCCTGGCCGCAAGTCTAATCTTGGAAAACTCCGCCTCGGTAAAATCTACGCTAACTTTTATAAAGGTTTTCTTTAGTTTACGGGGATAACGACGATATGAAATATAGGTCATTAATAATGTGGGGAATCAACTATGGCAAGGATGCCAAGACTAGGAACGGTTACATAATCTTCGCCATCAAGTTTAATGCCGTAGGCCATGTCTTTGTTGAAGACAACAATATCTCCCACTCGCACATCCATGAGAATATGAATACCAGAACTAGTGTAACGCCCTGGTCCAACAGCAACAATTTCACCCTGATTGGGCAGTGGTTGTGAGTCTGCAGGAATAATAAAACCAGATTCAGTAGTTTTATCACTGTGGTCAAGTTTAAGAATTACTCGGTCTTCTGTTGGAATTGCGTTGACCATTAATCTTCTTCTCTTTCTAATAAGCCTTCTATTGCACGATACTCGTTTAGTGGAATTATATCAACCGCAAATTCATCTGACAAGATTAATTGAATATCTTTCATTGCCTGAACATAGCCACGGTGCCATGGTCGGTACCATCGGGGTTTGTCATTAGACATTGTTTCTGCCCAAGCAAGAGCATTTTTTGTGCGGTCAATTTTCATAATTTAATTCCGCATTTAGGACAATAAGACCATTTCTCGCGCACCGCACTAATAAATTGAAATGTGTTTTCATAAATGTGTTTTTTAATTACATGGTTGCAATCCAAATTCAATTCTTGATGAATGTTTGAAAGTTCTTGCATATCAGCCTCTTTGCCATGGTCAATCATCGTTTGTACCAATCAGGTCCGTAGGTGTCGCGGCGATAACAAATAATGGCGCCAATGTTATAAACAGGCATATCAACAAGGCTATCTTCAACTGATTCATTTGTCATCGGAGTGCCATAGCGAATGTGATTCTTAATGCGGTGAAGTTTGTCGTTCATGCGAATAAGAGCACCCACCCATCCTGGTGTACCAAACTCGGCGCTGGCTAGTACGTTTGCCCAACTATCCTCTGGAGAACCGTAATCTTTAGATTTGCGGTCGTGCATTTCTTTTAGTTCAATTAAAACAGCCTCAAACTCAATGTTTGGATTAAGCGTTACTTTGCTCATAAGCACTCCTTTGTAAGTACTTTGAGATTAGCACAAACTCACGGTCAATATTGTTTTGCTTGTACGCCTCAATACAAAGAGTGCAGCGACAATTATGTCGACTGTCGTATGTTCGGTGGCTTCCGTGAACAACTTCTTTGCGCGGATTTCTAACCATGCAACGCGAATTGCATTCACACCATTTTTTCATTCTTGCTCCTCATTTTTTTGGCTGGCAGACTAGGACTCGAACCTAGAACGAGGGATTCAAAGTCCCTAGTGTTGCCATTACACCATCTGCCAATGATACGTCGCTGGTCAGGTAGGACTCGAACCTACAACCCTCTCATTAACAGTGAGATGCACTGCCATTGTGCTACTGACCATTGCGAATTAACGCAAACGCTTTTTAGGCGTAGGTGCTTCCGTAATTTTCTTTGAAACAGCCTTGGCCTTTGCAGGTGCAGGTGCTGGAATTATTGCTGACAACTTTGTGTCAAGTGCTTCAAGCGTTGAGATAATTTGGTCTGCTTGCTTTTCTGCGGTAGCAATGTATTTCTCTACCCTTGCAACATACTTCTTTGCCATTGCAAGTCCACCGCCAGCGGTGCCTGCCCAAGCAACAGCGATTGAAATAATTGATGATGTGTTTGACATTTTTTTCCTTTCTGGGAATTAAACAAACAGTACACCAACGAAACATTCATTGCAAGAATTAATACTTGATTTTTTTAAAACGTGATGTAGTTTTTGGTATGAACCAATTTACAGAAGTTGAATACATTCAACACGAACATGATGCAGAGCCAATGCTCACGCCCAGGCACGTTCGCAACTTTTGTCAAATTTGTCAACAGCCAATTTACTGGTTGGAACAATGGTTGCACCACAATGGCAAATAGCACCGAAATAAAAAGACTTGAAATGATAGTCGAGCGCATATCTGCTCTTTATGGGCTTAACGTGCCCGAACAAGTTTCCAAAGAAATTGACAGCCTAACCCTTGATATTGAGTGGCTTTGTGATAGACTTACAAAAGCCTGGTCAATGGTAACTTCTTACCAAGAGGAAATAAGGGAATTGTACAATGAAGGAAACTAGAAATGTTGATTGTTAGCATACTCGCTTTTTATATTGCTGTTGCTTTTTTTGCTTTAGCACGTTATTACATTCTTGCTAATCGTCTTTATGGTTATTTAAAGACACAAGAAGTTGAAGTAAAAGCAATGGATTACATGAAGCCTGCTATAAAAGACTCCCTTAGTTGGCCATGGTACGTTTTTTGGTTTGGCCTTAAGCAATGGATTGAGGACCTTACATGAGCGGAATTGAGCGCCCTACTATTAAAATGCCTATAAGAGGCTCTGTTGTTGCAGAATGCCCAAAATGTGGAATTGTCTGTGAAGATAGAGATATTAATGTTTCTGTTGAATTTTCTTATGACGAAAATCAAACGTCAACAAGAGTTTCAAAAATAGTTCGTTCAACTATAAGTACTTGGTACAAAGACGGATTTCTTCACCGTTGTTGTAATGTTTGTGATGCAATTTGGACCGACCCTGCTTTGGACACAATAAATGAGTAAAGCACGTCAAAAAGGAACAACATTTGAATCTGCGGTGGTTCAGGTTCTTAGGGAAGATGGTTTTCCTGATGCCGAACGTTGGGGAAGTCTTGACATGGCACTGGGAGACATACGAAATCTTCCTGTTGTTTTAGAAGCAAAAAATCACAAAACAATGGCACTTGCAGAATGGTGCAAACAGGCAGAAGAATCTGGTAAAAAGGCTAGTAAACTTTGGGCTGTTGTTCACCACCGCTCAAGAAAAGGGACACGTCAAGCGTACGTGACAATGGAACTTGAACAATGGATTATTTTGCTAAAAGCATATAAAGATTTAAATGGTTGACATTACCTAGTATTTTCTATATTGTATTGATTAAGTGAGCGCCAATGGGCGCCATTTTTATTATACGGAGGAATACACGGTGGCAAAAAAACTCAGTAGACGTTCTCAAATGCGCCTTAAGAGAATGATTGAAAGTATTGAGAACATCAATAAATTTGCCAACCGTATAAAGATGGAAGACCTTGAGGAACTTGTTCGCAGAGACTCAATTGCCGTAGATTCATCCGGCGGCTCTTCTGGTTCTAGTTTTGCCATTGCTCGCTCAGGCGGTAAGCCAAATTCATCCTCTGTAGAAAGAGCAGTAATTTCAAAGGTTGAAGGAAAACCGATTAAAGACCCCGTGCGCGATGAGGTAAAAAGCATCGAACGCTGGATTATTCAATCTGAAGAAAACCTTCGCCAAATCCACCAAAGTATTAACTTTCTAAAAGAAGGCGTTGAGAAGAAGCGTAACCGCGTTACTTCTGAACCATGTGAAATATGCATGGTTTTGCCAGCAGTTAAAACAGCCATGTGTATAACTTGTTATGCAGAATGGGTTGATGCTGGTGCTCCTGACCGCTTTCGTTGGAAGGCTTACAAGCGAGCCTTAACTTCCTCTGAAGGAATTCCGTTGGTTACCGAACAACCACCGGCCCGCCATCAAAAGCCAAATACTTGACAAACACTAAAAGCCGTGTAATCTTATGAGTAATAATCGCCACCATTGTGCACCTCATCAGGTGTGCAATTGCATCCCTACAGATGAAGAACTTTATCACCTGGGGTTTGAGAAATGGCAAGTTTCTATGATGAGAAAACTTCCTGTTGATTTACAATGGGAAGCACACGATGAATTCATTCGCCGTTTAATGTCAGATGATGACACGGACACATTTCGGTTTTAAAAGGAAACATGCCAATGTCAGATAACTTTGAATCCAATTTTGAAGAAATAGTTCTTGGACTAGGGTCTTTGGTGGGCGAAAACGAAATTCAAGCCCGTCGCGCTCTTGGCGACGAACGCTATGAAAAAACCGTTGCCTTCTTTGAAGACGCAAATTTACTTGTACTTAAAAAAGAAGCAGCACACGTAAAGCACGTAGAGTCTGTTACAAATTTATACAGTTCTATATCTATTTTTATGCTTATTAGCCTAATTATGGGTATTGCTTGGTCTTTTTATTTTTGGTTTAGTTAATGTCTAATTTTGGTAAGTTTATATCTGATTCGGTGGTTCCACCAGAAGTAGATACTTTTGCCATTCTTGGATACACCCCAACTGCTCGTCAGCAGGCATTCCATGAGGCTTCAAGAGAACGTCTTGATGCAATTCTTTATGGTGGTGCTGCCGGTGGTGGAAAATCTTGTGCATTCGTTATGGATGCAATCTGGAATGCTGCTAATTTCCCCGGAATGAAAATTGGTTGTTTCCGTCGTACATACAATGAGTTAGAAGAATCATTTCTTGCTGAACTCGCAAAAAGGCAATATGGTGCCCCCGTTGGTGCTAAATGGAATTCAACCCAAAAGGTTTTAAAATTCCCCAACGGTTCGATTATCAACTTTTCTTATGCCGAAAACCTTCAAGATGCTTCTCGTATCTTGGGTGGTGAATACCAGGCATTCTACATTGACGAAGCCTCGCTTATGATGCCTGCTGTTATTCAGCACATTGAAGAGCGTCTTCGTTCAGGTAACAAACTCGTTCCCGTTGTCGGACTCCGCCTAGCAACAAACCCAGGTGGAATAGGTCACAAATACCTAAAAGACCGTTTTGTAAATCCAACTAAGCGCGGCAAAATTCGCTTCACTGAAAAGATTGAAGGAACAAAACTTTCTAGAACCGTTGCATTTATACCTGCAAAGGCTACAGATAACCCTCACATTAACGAAGGTTATGATGCGGTTCTTAACTCAATTCCCGACCCACAGCGTCGAGCCGCAATGCGTGACGGCGACTGGGATGCAATGGTCGGGCAGTTCTTTGAACAATGGCAATACTCAAAACACGTTGTCCGTTCATTCCCTATTCCTAAGGAATGGCCAAGATACGCCGGAGTCGACTATGGATTCCGAGACCCATTTGCGGTTGTTTGGGTTGCTGTTGATAACGATAGCCGAATGTGGGTTTATCGTGAAGTTTGCTCTAGCGGTCACAACGCAGACGAACAAGCACACATTATTCTTGAGGCTGAAAAAGCCGCAGGTGAAAAAGAAGTAATTCGAATTGCTGACCCTTCAATGTGGGGAAGCCGTGGAACACCACTTTCTATTGCCGATATTTACGGTCAAGAAGGTTGTGGTCTTATGCCTGCAAATAATGACCGTATTAACGGTTGGTCAAGAGTTCACCAGTACCTAAACGATGGTCCCGCTTGCGAGATGCACCGTTTGGAAGGCAAAAGGCTCTGTCCAATGCTTCATGTTTTTGAAGACATGTGTCCTCAATTTATTGAACAAATTCCAGCACTTCCCAGAAGCGCAGCAAAACCAGACGACTCTGAAACCAGAAACGTTGATGACCACATTGCTGACGCATTAAGATACGTTTGCATGTACGCTGGAGTTCATGCAAGACCTATTATTTATGATGATGGTCCAGTATTTAAAACAAGAGTTCCTGATACAATGGTTATCGTTGAGGAACCAAAACAAGAAACACCATTACTTCAACCAAATTTTGGAGGGTTGTTCGTTGGCGACCTTGGGCTTAGTCCCTTTAACTAAAGAAAGATAACCAAGATGGCTATATCATCTTTTAGAAAAGGGCTCGAAGAAGCGTCATCGAACTACGAGGAAATTCTTGAGGCACGTCCCAAGAGTTCTCCCAAGCGAGCAGGTTATGCAACCGGTGTTCCCATCGGTGGCGCCACAGAAACCAATCCAGGTTCAAACGTTACCGCCGGTACTCTTGACCGACCAACGTTCATGCAACAATTGTTGCAAGCATACCTGGCCTGTCCTTGGTCCTCTGCTTCAATTGACACAATTGCCCGAACCGCAACTGCTGGTGGGCTTGAAGTAAACTATGAAGGTGGCGTAACTGGAGACAAGAAAACTCCAGAGGCACCTGAAGAAGTAAAAAAGATTCAACAACTTCTTAAGTACATCAACCCGCACGATGACGTTCGTCAATTAATGCGTGCAATTATTACAGACCTTCTTATCTTCGGTGACTCTTTCACTGAAGTTGTATGGGTTATGGGGGAGCCAGTTGCTCTGTACCCACTTGACCCAACAACAATGACCGTCCTTTCAGACGAACATGGTGTTATCAAGGGATACCACCAAAAGACACCAACTAATCGTGAAGCACACTTCAAGCCAAATGAAGTTATCCACGTTAAGTTTGACTCACCTGGCGACACCCTTTACGGTGTATCACCAACGCAGAAGAACATTCTGCCTATTACTTCTTGGCTGTTTACTGCTGCTCTCATCAAAGAAACGATGAAGCGCGGTGACCCACTGCGTGCCCACGTTGACTGGCCACTTGCTCTTCCGGAATCGGAAATGAAGCGCCTTCAACAACAGTACGCAATTCGAAACCTTGGCGCACGCAATATCGGTAACCTCTTTGAAACCAAGGGTGGTGCCATTGTGCATGAAATGGGAACTAACCAGATTAATAACTGGCTCAA